AGGGCATGGGCGGCTATAAGGGTATCAATGGCAGATAGTTACAATGATTATCCTCAAGCGGCAGTAAACGCAGCAAAAAGGGCGGTAGCATGGGCAGAGAAAAACGGATGGGGTTCTTGCCTCACTCAAACTGGAAAAGCCAGAGCATACCAAATTTCAAGAAAAGAAAATATCACAAGGGATACGATAAGCAGGATGGCAAGTTTTGCTAGACATCTGCAATATAAAGACGTTCCATATTCTAAAGGATGTGGAGGTTTAGCAGTAGACGCATGGGGTGGACAAGCAGGTATTGAATGGGCACAAAGAAAATTAAAAGAATTAAAAGGTGAGTAGATTAGAAGAACTAGGGATAAATATAGGTTTATCCATTGCAGGTTTTTTTGGTTCAGTCTTTTTTATAGAGAAAGGAAAAGACTTGAAAGAAACTTTAGTAGCTATGTTTGGCGGTGTAGCTTCTGCAAATTATCTAACACCAGTAGTTTGTGACTGGTTCGGAATAGATAAAATAAACCACCAATTTTCTGTAGCCTTTTTATTAGGCTTTATGGGTTTAAAAGGAGTTGAAAGAATCGTACATAAATTATTTAACCAAAAATCAAAAATATGAAAGAGTACTTTCAGAATCTAAAGACAACCATTTTCGGTGCTATTGCAGGTCTTCCAATTTTAATTGAAGGACTTGTATCACAAAACTGGGAAAGAGCCTTAGAAGGTCTAGGAATCCTATTAATCGGAATCTTTGCGAAAGATGCCAAGTGATAAAATCACCATAGAACGAATAGCACTGCTTCATCCCAAATTACGGGATGAGGCTTTAGCTATTTATGATGAGATTGTAAAAGCATTAGGCAATCACGTCATGTGCAGATTCACTGCAACCTTGAGAACTTTTGCAGAGCAGGACAAATTGTTTGCACAAGGAAGAACTACTAAAGGCTCAAAGGTTACTAATGCTAGAGGTGGTCAATCATATCATAACTATGGGTTAGCTTTAGACATAGTTTTGGTTTTGGATAAAGATAAAAATGGATTATACGAAACTGCAGTATGGGATGTGAGAGGCGATTTTGATAGAGACGGAAGAGCAGATTGGATGGAAATAGTTAATATATTTAAACAATACGGATGGGAGTGGGGTGGTGACTGGAAGTTTTATGATGCTCCACATTTTCAAAAGACATTCGGATATTCAGTTAGGCAGTTGCTAGATTTACATAATAAAGGTAAGGTAGACAAGAACGGATATGTTCTCATATGAAAATAGGAAAAATAGTTAAAGAATATTTAACGACCTATCCAGATTTAAAAAATTATACTCTAGCAAAAAAAATATTTGCAGAGCATAAGATTTCTAATCTAGAAAACATTCGTAAGGCTATAAACTATTATAGAGGTTCTAATGGTAATAAATCTAGAAAAAAACTAGCAGATAAAACCTACCAGAAACCACTAACTTTTGACACTAGAAATTCAACTATGGAGAAAATTAATACTAGTGCTAAAGTCCTAATCCTAGATATAGAAACTGCTCCAATATCTGCTTTCGTTTGGGGTATCTGGAATCAAAACGTAGGAACGCATCAAATACAATCGGACTGGTTTTGTTTGACTTGGGCAGCTAAGTGGTTATTTGAGGATAAAGTATATTCAGCTAAGCTAAAACCTAAAGAAGTTCTAGAACAAAACGATAAACGAATTATAGAAGGAATCTGGCGGCTAGTTAACGAGGCTGACATAGTTATAGCCCATAACGGAGAAAAGTTTGATATGCCGAAATTAAACTCTAGATTCATCATAAACGGATTGAACCCACCATTACCTTATCAACAGATTGATACTCTAAAACATATAAGGAGGCAGTTCGGGTTTACTAGCAACAAACTGGACTATGTAAACAAACTTTTAAACCTAGAAAGAAAAAAAGAAACTAACTTTGAGTTGTGGGAAAGGTGCATGAAAGGTAATGCAATTGCATTGTCTGAAATGGAAGATTACAATGTGCAGGATGTTCGTATCTTAGAGGAAACATACTTACTGATAAGAGCATGGATAAAACCACATCCAAACATGGGGTTATTTATCCTAGACGAGAAAGAGCACAGATGTCCGAATTGTGGAAGCAGTGACCTAGAAGTTATGGGTAAGACTTATAACACTACTGCTAATGTTTATGAGTTAATGAGATGTAGTAATTGTGGAGCAAGTTCTAGGAAACGACTAGGAGCAGCTAACATAAAACAAAAAAGACACTTACTAATATCAACAAAATGATACCAAAGAAATTCAATAAAATGAATATACAAGAACAAGAAGTTTTTCTATTAAATAAGTTGCAGGATTTGTATATCAAAGAAAAGATTTATAGGAAGGCACTTGCTCAAGTTAGAAGGAATGTAAAAGTAGAGATTGCAGAAATTGATAGACCAGATGAAGCAATTTTAAAGAGTGAGGATTAAAGTAAAATATAAGGACTTGCGTAAAGACCGAGTATGGGGTTTTGCTGATTCAGTCGGAGTGATTGAGTTAGATAAATCCTTAAAAGGGAAAAAGCATTTAGAGATACTTCTACATGAGTGTCTGCACCTACTTCTGCCCGAAGCTGAAGAAGAAGAAATAGTTAAAAAAAGTGTAACTTTGTGCAATACACTCTGGCACGAAAAGTACAGAAGGGTAGACGATAAAGAAGGTATACCATTACAAGATGGCTCACTATGAGAAAGCACACTAAAATTTACATGGACTACTTCGGATATTGCAAAGAAGATTTTTGCAGTTGTGAAGTTTGCGGTAAACGTGGAGTAGATGTGCACCATATAGATTGCAGAGGTATGGGTGGCAGTAAAGAAAAAGACACAATAGAAAACTTAATGTTAGTTTGCAGGGAATGTCATTTAAAATACGGAGACAAGAAAGATTATATAGATTTCCTAAAAGAGAAGCACCAAGACTTTATGTATAACTATGGAAAGTTTTATTAACTATATACATCCTACGGCTATTATTTATCCTAACGTAGTGCTAGGATATGGTAACTATATTGGTGCTTATTGTATAATAGGTGCACCTGCAGAACACAAAACAAACTGGGGTAAGACTAACGACATAGTAGTAATAGGAGATAACAATGTTATAACTGGAGCAGTTACTATAGACGGAGGGATGGAGAATATAACTTACATAGGTAATAGGAATTTTTTTATGAAGGGTGTACATATTGGACATGACTGCCATATATGGGATGAGGTTATAATAAGTTGCGGTGCAAAGATTGGAGGTCATACTTACATAATGGAAAAAGTAAACATAGGACTAAACGCAGTCATTCATCAAAGGCAAACAATAGCAGAGGGCTGCATGATAGGCATGGGGTCGGTAATAACTAAAAAACTAATAACTAAACCTTATTCTAAATACGCTGGTAATCCAGCTAAATACATAGGAAGTAATGAAGGCAGCAATAGTCCTACTAGATTATCTTAGACATCAACATACTGCACAAGCAGTAGCTAGTTTTCCATTAGGAAACTATCCTTATGATATGTTTACTATAGATAAAAAAGGAATAGCTGCAGCATTAAATGAGGGAATAAGAAAGACAAAAGATTATGATATTGTAGCTTTCTGTGGGAATGATATAGTAATGCCTAACAACTGGTTGCTAATGGCGGTAGAACATATTCAAGCAATACCAGAAACGGGGATGTGTGGAATCTATTGTGTAGAAACTCTACCTAAGACAGAAGTAATAAACGGAATAGAAGTACATCCTACTTGGGCAACTTTCGGAAATGTTATAATACCTAGAAAAGCTATAGACACAGTAGGTTATTTTAACGAAGCCTATGACCCATACGGTATGCAGGATAGCGATTACGGACTAAGACTAACCCAGCTAGGATTTAAAAGTTACTATATAAAAGGTTTACAAAGCCAACATATAGGGCATGACGTAGGAGAGCAGACAGATTACAGAAGAATGAAGGATGAAGGATTAAACAAGGCAGGAGCAATCTGGGAATATTACAATAAGCTATATACTGAAACTAACAACTATACTATTTTTTATGATGAAAGTATCAATTAAAGATGTTAAGCCTAATCCTAATAACCCTAGACTAGTTAAAGACGATAAGTTTAAAAAGCTAGTTCAGAGTATAAAGGACTTTCCACAAATGCTTGAAATTAGACCTATTGTAGTAAATAAGGATATGATAGTTCTAGGAGGCAACATGAGATTAAAGGCTTGTAAAGAAGCAGGACTAAAAGAGATACCAATTATAAAAGCAGAAGATTTAACAGAGGAGCAGCAAAGAGAATTTATCATTAAAGATAACGTAGGGTATGGAGAATGGGATTGGCAGTTAATAGCAAGTGAATGGGATGCTGCACAGTTAAATGATTGGGGTTTAGATATACCAGACTTCAAAGGAGAAGAAATAGAAGCAGAGGAAGATAACTATGAAATACCAGAGGAGTTAAAAACAGATATAGTTCTAGGTGATTTATTTGAGATTGGTGAGCATCGGTTACTTTGTGGGGATAGTACAGATAGCGACCAAGTGGCAAAACTAATGAATGGGCAGAAGGCAGACATGGTATTTACAGACCCTCCTTATGGAGTAAGTGCAACTGGTGGTCGTTCTCAAACAGTTGAAAGAGATAACATAACTAAAATTCAAAACGATGATTTGCGTGGGGATGAATTGCAGCAATTTATTAGCGATGCTTTATCTATAATGCCAATAAAAGAATCTGGTAGTTTTTATGTATGTTATGACCAAAAAACACAAGTTGAATTTATAAGTGCAATAAAAGATAATAAATGGAATTTCAAAAGGACTTTAATTTGGAATAAAAATGTTTTTGGTCTAAGTGGTAAAAAAGGTTATAGACCAAAATATGAATTAATTGCTTTTGGTTGTATTGGAGAAGATTATATATGGTTTGGAGATAATGCTCAAGCGGATGTTATTGACATAGCAAGACCAAAAGAAAGAGCAGGAAACCACCCAACTCCAAAACCTATTGAATTGATTGAAGTAGCTTTAAAAAATAGTAGTGAAATTGGTAATTTGGTAATTGATTCTTTTCTAGGTTCTGGTTCTACAATGGTAGCAGCACATCAACTTAAAAGAAAATGCTATGGTATGGAACTAGACCCTAAGTATTGCCAAGTCATAGTAGATAGAATGATTAAACTAGACCCAAGTTTAGAAATCAAAATAAATGGTAAACCTTACTTTAAAACAGACAAATAACAGACAATGGCTTTTCCTAATGATGGTGTAAAATTTGAGGCAGGAGTATCTGGGAATCCTAATGGAAGACCTAGAAAGTATGTTAGCCTATTAAAGGAACAAGGCTATAAGCTATCTGAAATAAACGATACTATTCAGAACATGATGGCTATGGACTTAGAGGAACTAAAGGGAGTATTTGAGAATCCAAAAGCTACCATACTAGAAAAGACAGTTGCTAACGCTATGAAGAAAAGCCTAGAGAAGGGCAGCCTTTACTCAATAGAAACTTTACTAACTAGAGTATATGGTAAACCTAAAGAGCAGATGGATATAAACACAGACAACAAAATAGAGATAGTGTTTGTAGATGGCAAAACTATTCTATGAGAATTGAAGTACCTAATGCACATATTAACCAGAAAGCTATACTTGAAAGTCAAGCAAGGTTTAACGTTCTTATGTGCGGTAGGAGATTTGGAAAGAGTGAACTATCACAAATTAAAATGATAAAGACTGCATCCTTTGGGGAGCAGATAGCCTACATAACACCTACATACAAACTAGCTAAAGTATTCTTTAACAAACTAGCAGCAGCATTACCTTTCCCTAATAACCAGAGCAACTTAACTATGCAGTTCCCAAATAAAGGAAGTGTAGAGTTCTTTACAGGGGAGAGGCTTGATAACCTGCGAGGCAGGAAATTTCATGGGGTTATAATAGATGAGGCTTCTTTTATACCTAATCTAGAAGATGGGTGGTTAAACTCAATTAGACCTACCTTAACGGACTATAAAGGCTGGGGATGGTTCTTATCTACACCTAGAGGTAAAAACTTCTTTTATAGCCTTTATATGAAGCAGGAAGATGGGTGGCAGTCTTTTAAATATACAACCTACGATAATCCCTACATAGATACTAAAGAAATAGACGAAGCTAGAAGGCAGTTACCTGCACCAGTATTTGAGCAGGAGTATCTAGCTAACCCAATGGAGAACGCTGCTAATCCGTTTGGGTCGGAGAACATCAAGGCTTGTATAAGACCACTAAGCTATCAAGAACCAGTTTGCTTTGGTATTGACCTAGCTAAAAGTTATGACTGGTCGGTTATAATCGGACTAGATGCTGGAGGTAATGTCTGCTACCTAGATAGATTTCAGAAGGACTGGCATACAACTAAACAAGCTATATTAAAGTTACCGAGAAAACCTATTCTTTTGGATAGTACTGGAGTAGGTGACCCAATATTTGAGGAGTTACAAAGGGCAGGTCTAATGGTAGAAGGGTTAAAGTTTACCAGCAATTCTAAGCAGCAGTTAATGGTAGGACTACAGAACGCAATCCATAGTAAATCAATAGGCTACCCAGACGGGGTTATAGTAAACGAGTTAGATGTATTTGAGTACCAGTTTACGGCTAATGGGGTTAAGTATTCTGCACCTACTTCCTTTCATGATGACTGCGTTATGGCTCTAGCTTTAGCCTACCAAAACTTCACCCTAAGAATGGG